GACCAGACAACATCAATGTTTAATACACCATATTTTGCAAACGCAATACAAAAAGGAGTTAATGAATTTAAATATAGTTTGATTGAAAAATCACCCTATAACATTGCAGCATATTTGTTCTTAAATAGTTTACCTTTAGCAACATTAAGAGATAAATATAGAATTTATAATTCAGATGGTTCTGTAACAAATGCTAGTTATATTTTACCATCACTTAAAAAATTTGGAGCGATACACGAAATGCCTTACGCTTGGGTTTTAAAATACGGGTCAATTTGGTATAGATATAAAAAATGGAAAGAAGATAATATTGATATTTTAGATGATGTCTGGAAAGACACTGATTATATTGGAAATTACGATCCACTTTTTTCTGCATCCACAACCCAATACCAAGTTCAAATTGATGGACAACCATATGATATTGTTTTAGATGGAACAAATACCGTTGGAACAAATGATAAAACAACAATAACTACCGGGTTTTACCCAACACTATTAGACGATTTTAATTTTTTCTTACAAGGACAAAATTTATTTAACCAATCAACAAATCTTGCTGGAACTTGTTATATAGACGGAACTTTTATGGAAGTTTTATCTATAAACTCAAACACATTAACACCAGGGGCTATAATTTCAGGTAGTAACATAAATAACTACACAACAATCATAACCCAGATTAGTGGTACTACTGGGGGACAAGGAGCTTATTATGTAACACCATCACAATCATATCCTTTTGTTGACCCAATAACATCAACACAACCATTTATAGTTACAAACCAGTATGTGTTGGGTTATAGTTCTCAATCAATACAGAATACATTAAATTCTAATTTTAGGATGGTTTTAAGTCCGACCGCATTAATCAATAAATCACAAGGATTTGATAATGGTAATAACAATAGATCATTAACAATATACCCTTGGAGTTGTTATGCGGTAAGTCCGGACCCAAATTATATTTATACATTACCTTCATTAGGTTCAAATGTTAATCAAGTTAATCAGGAGTGTTTTAACAATGCTGGTAATTTAAAAATTGAGGTAAGTAATAATCCGGCAATACATAATGGTTCTACAAGGTTATTTTGGCAATCACCAAATTACGGGTACTTCGATAATTCAAAAGTACAAAAACCACAACCTGATGAATATATAAGAGACGTATTCAATAACACCGAAGAACAAGAAAATTTTGGAATATTTGGTGACCCAGATAAGTATACAAAAATTACAGAATTATTTACAACATTTAGTCCTGAAATTCTAAATAAATTTGAAGAACAATTTTTATTATTTAGTCAATCGGTTTATGATTTCGAAAGTAATTTAAATCCAAGAAATCCTAACGTAAATGAAGAAGAGTCCTATGAAAATTTCCAAGGACTTATGAGAGCAATGTTTAAAACGGATAACCCAAAAAATTTAACTGGGTCGGCATTAATTAACACAATAAAAGAAAGTCAAAAAAATAATATACAAAAAATATTAGAATCTTTTATGGGGTATAATGTTGTATTTAAATATGGAAATCCATCAAACTTTGATAAAAAAATGTTTTACACATTTTCAAATGATTTTATTGAAGACCCATATACGTGGGGAGGATACGTCCAAAATTCACCAAATGCATTACCTTATGCTGGTGGAGGAATCACTTTAGCTCAATCAAAAACACAATACCCTATAACTTGGAATACTTTAGAAACCTATGTTGGGTTTTCTGAAATACCAAAATTAGAATATACAGATAATGGTTCTTACATTACTGATTTCTTTATTGATATGGATATGGAGTTTAGTGAAAATAATATAAAGTTATATCATCCGATGATTAAACTTTATGCGACTCAAAAACTTGCGGACCCAACTTTAAATTTGAGTAAATTTTATACCCTTATGACACAATATATTTCTAAGGGAGAACAATATATTAATTTAATTTTAGATAACACATTAGTTGGGGCAAGGGCAAAACTACCAAATGTTAAAATAACCGCAAACTCAACAGGAGTTAAATTTAAAGAATATGACGGTGATTTAGTTAGGTTGGATACTTGGGAGTCATTTAAAGCAATTAACGATAAATGGATTGCCGGAGCAGACCTTAGAAGTAAAACGTTATTTGAAGATGTCCTTTTAGTTGATAGAGCTAGTAGAGATGTTGGACAAAAAATATTCGTTGATATTTTTAAGTTAAAAACGCAGATTGAATCTATGAACTATGCAAACAATATGTTGGGAATTATAAATACAATTTTGATTGAAAATAGATTCCTAAGTTTTATTCTTCCATCATATGCTAATTTCTATAACGTACAAGACGTTTCTAAAACACCAAATCCAAGACCTGAAGGCACTTTAGAGTTTGCAAATTCTTTGTTTGGAACTCATTTAAATGTAGATTATAGAGATACTACCGCAAAATATTTATGTGTTTACTCTTATGTTCCGAGTGATAAATTGGCGATGAATAATAATGTTGATTATAAATTTAGAGATGATGCTTTTGATCTTAGAAGAGCTACGGATAACCCATTATTAGAAAGTCAAAACGGAAAAACAAATTGGGATAAATCAAATAAGGTTGTTGGATTTAATGTTGATTTTGGTCCCCAGAACCAACAGATTTTTAAACAAATGGATATTGGTCAAAATCCCGGATTACCAACTACAGAATCTTTACAGATGTTAAATCAAATGGCAAACCAATATAGAAATAGAGGTGGCGCAAGTCAGAGTGTTTCATTATACAATGTATATAGAAATAGAAGTTATGAATGTGAAATTGATATGATGGGATGTGCCTTGATACAACCATTAATGTATTTTAATTTAAGAAATATCCCAATGTTTAGTGGTCCATATATGATTACAAGCGTATCACATAGAATTAGTGAAAATGGGTTTGATACATCATTTAAAGGACAAAGACAACCTTTCTATAGTATTCCGGCAATAGATAATTTATTACAATCTTTAAGTGCGACTATTTTAACAACACTTAAGGAAAGAGTTAAAGAAGAGGATAAGAAAAATACTATTACAGAAACAAATAATAATATTAAAACCGCAACTGAAGCAACAAATAAAACTGCCGACCCTAAAGTAGTCCCAACAACAAATCAAGATTGTAGTACGTTATTAAATACGTCTTATAATACTTATACCGCAACAACACCTGTTAATACATCAATAACAATCCCAGAAGCTTACAGTAAAATTGTTAGTGCCGTTAATGCGATTACAACATTATCTAATGATGATAAGTTAAAATTTATTGATTTTATTTTTATGACTATTTGGACATATTCTATTAGTGGTAATAATTTTACAGGTCAAAATAATAATTATGGTTATGTGACCTTAGATAATAATTTTGGTGGTTCCGCAACCTATTTTAATAATTCATATTTTTGTGGAAGTTCATCAAATCTAACACAAAAACCATTTGCAAGTTTCACATCTTTTGATTCATTCTTAGAATTTTTTATTGGTAAATATAAAAGTAATGTGTCTAATTTACCTGTTCGTAATGTTGGGGATAATACCCAAATACAAACGTATATTACAGGAATGTCTAAATCTATTATGGATACTTGGCCAACAAATGGTAGTGTATGGTCAACAATGACAGAACAACCACAAAAACAAAAAATCCAAAATACAACGGATGCGTTTACCTATATACAAAATAATCAACCTAAACCAACACCTATACCAGAACCAAATCCTCCAATATTCTTGGTTGAACCAAAATATACTAATTTCAGTCCACCTCTTTTGGAATCATATACTATTAAATTAAATCCAACGGACGGTAAACGTAAAATAAGATTTGTTGAAATGTTATTATTAGGTGGGTCAAAAGCTCCGTGTGTTAATAGCGGTGGTCAAGCCGAAGTATCCGAATATATTATAAATGGAGACACATTTACAATGGATATACAAGAGATACTTGATGAGTTTGGGTGTACATCAGGACAACCAATGCAAAATTATAAAGGAACTTATTACGCTAAGTTCAGTCTTACCTCATTCCCTATATTATCAAATGGAGAACCTGACAATAGTAGAAAAGAATATTATAAAACATTTTCATTAACTTTCTCTTTTTAACTAAACTGGATATTTATAAATAAAAACATTATGAACACAAAATTAATATTGGATAACTACTTAGGTAAAAATACCAGAGTTACTGAAAAAGATAAGGGTGATGGTTATAAAGAAGTTTGTGACCTAGACACCGGAGATTGTTACACAATAAGAATGAAAGACGGACTTATTGAAAGAGTTGATAATACAATGAGACAATTTAAAAAAGTTCAAGTTGAAACTAAATCTGGAATAAAAACATTATTAAACGGTTAATATGAGTATAGAGAGAAAAATATTAGAAGAAATTAAAAGATATAGAAGTATTAATAAATATATCTTAGAACAAGGAGCACCGGTAGAAGAACTTCCACCACCTCCAGGAGGAGACTTACCACCACCTCCAGGAGGAGAAGCGCCAATTGGAGAACCAGGAGCACCACCAGCGCCAGGAGGAGACTTACCACCACCTCCAGGAGGAGATGTACCACCAGCACCAGGAGCAGAAGGACCACAACCAATTGATATTGAAACAGATAAAGATGTTGAAGAAATTGGTGGAACCAAAGATGAAGAAGGTGGAACCGAAGAATTGGATATTACTGACTTAGTAGATAGCCAAAAAACTATGGCAGACAAACAAGAAGAATATTTTAATAATTTATTCTCACAACTTGGTAATTTGGAAACAAAACTTGGTGAAATGGACCAATTAATTAGTAAAATTAATGATTTGGAAAGTAAGATTGAACAAATTAGACCAAAAACACCACAGGAAAAACTTGAACTAAGAAGTTTAGATTCAGGACCATTTAATCAAAAGTTATCTGACTTTTTTATTGACAAACAAGAAGACATGACAAAATCTGGAAAGAATGAGTATGTTTTAACTAGTGATGATGTTGAAGAATATTCACCTGACGAGATTAAGGGGTCATTTAATGACTATGAAAAAGACGAAGATATGATGTAACACTTTAGAGAGGGACATCAACAACCCTCTCTCAAATTTTTTTAAATACTTTATTGACTACCCTACTTTTTATAACTATATTTTCTACGTAAACCTTTAATAAATATATACACAATGGCGACAAACAATGTCTTAGATTCAGTTTTGGCTCAGTATGAGAGTTCAAAACAAAGTGGTTCTTCTTCCACTTCAAAAATGTCACAAGAAGAAAGAATGAAAAAATATTTTGCAGCAATCCTTAGGGATAACGAAAAGCAAGGGCAAAAAAGAATTCGTATTTTACCTACCCAAGATGGTTCTTCACCATTTAAAGAGGTTTGGTTTCACGAAATCAATGTTGATGGTAAATGGCAGAAGTTCTACGATCCAGGAAAAAATGACAACGAACGTTC